GTTTCATTCATTGCGTCAACTAAATTAGTTGCACTAATAGCACCAGATAAATTTGCTATATCACCAAAATCGTCTTGTGATAAAGCATTAAACGTTGTTCTAAACGTTTCTAGTGTATCAGTTTGTGCTATGGTTTTAAATGCCATTATTTTTTAACTACCTCTTTTGGCACATCAAAGATAAATGCAATTCTATCACCATTTGATGTATTTTTTGCCATATGATTTTTTTTATTATCAAACCAAAAAAATGTTCCTGGTTTAATATTTACTACCTCTTTTGTTTCATCATTTTCTCCGTCATCCCAAACTGTATATTCATAAGTTCCAGAAATAGATAAATGATAACGGTCTTTATTTAAATAATATTTACCTTCGTCAATATGTTTACCAGTAATCTGTCCTTCAGGTGTTTTTAAAAATGCACAACGACCTACTGGAGAATTAAACTTACTTGCTAAAAATCTTTGTATTTCAGTATGTCTTGTTACCGCTTCAGTTGGTATTGTAATTTCAGTATCACCTACAAACTCATCTGGTGAATCTACACCACCCATAACTAATTGTAAAACATCCGAAGTAACTAGTTTTGTATGTGGGTCTTGTCTGGAAGAACCTTTTGTTCTTTTTGCATTTCCCCAATCTTCTTTATATAACTCTAATTGATTAACAATAGGAGTTACATCAATACCAGTTTCTAATATCTTAATGTTTTTCATCAACCACCTTTAATAACAATTGTTTAATTTCGTAAAACTCTTTTTTTAAATTATTTATCTCTTTTACAGCATCCCTAATTTCATCACCTTGTTTTTCTCTACTTTTCATTCTTGCCATATAAAGACTAAATTCACTTTTGTTTGTATTTACAATAGCATTTGATTTTGTATCTCTAACTAAATCACCAAAACCTTGTACTTGTATTTTTGCCATTTTATACTGCTAATGCAATACCTCTTAAATCTCTAATGATTGGAGGATATGCTGAATTAGTTCCTTTTAATACTATCTTAATTTGAAACGCAGTAAATGTATTAATCGCACTTGCTGAATATTTGTATTCTTTATAAACATTATCAGCGTCTGCTGGGATTACAGTTAAGTCTTCACTTCCGTCACCATTAAATGGTACCCAACCTAAATCTTTTATATTTCTTACTTCTTCAGCACCTGTAACTCTATAATAAACTTTTACATTTGAAGAAGCTCTTACGTTTTGAGTTAATCTTACATCTAACGCAGTTGATTCATTTTCTAATATTACAGGTCTTGTTATATATACACCAGCAGATGAAGTTCCAACAGGCGCCTCATCATCAACAAAGTTAGGTGTATTACCTGAAGTTGCACTATTTAATCTATTTTGTACAGCAACCATACTCATTTTTTTCGTATCTAATACTGGAGAAACTTTTGTATTTGATGTACTTAAACTTACAGTTACAAATAAAGATTTACTTCCTGACATTTCGTTTGTTTGGTTAATATCACTTGCAACCATTTGAGGAGCAGTATAGTAAATATTATCACCAGGTGTAAATGAAATTGCTGAACTTGCTGAAGTTAAACTAAATTCTGATTCAGAACCGTGTACAGATTTACCTGACGTAGGTCTTGTAGAGTAAGTAATACTTGTTCCAGGAACACTTAAAGTTCCTAAATTAAAGTTTGCAACATCATATAATCTATTTTGAGTTATAACAGTTGCAGTTCCACCTACATCTCCTGAAGCAGTTGCTGTTCCAGAAGATACTATATCAAAACTATCTAAAGTTACATTTGATATAGATGTATATGTTCCGTTTAATTCTGAACCTAAAATTCCGTTGTAAGATGTACCAGAAGTTAAACCAGAAATCGTTACGTTGTTAGATGTACCGTGCATACCGTGGTTTTTAGCAAATATTCTAACTGTGCCTGATGTATTTGTTGTTCTAATAGAATTGTTAGGCAATGTTCTTGTAGGAACACTATCGTTAACTAATGTTACCGTACCGTTTACATTTTCAAATTCTGCACGTTTTAATTTAAATTTTAAATCTTCATTTTGTTCAGCAGTCCAAGTAGAACCGTTTTGTGATTTAAAGAAAACACCAGCATATGGTTGTTGAGATATTGTTCTATCAGAACCTATTTGTGTATCTCCAATTCTAGCAACATAAACATTGTAGTCATCACAATTTGATAATAAACAAATACAGTATTCTGTTTTCTCTTGTAAATAAACAGGAGAAGGGAATGTAAATGTAGTTGCAGTTGATGAGTCAGCACTTGTACTTACTGAACCAGGATTTAATACGACTTCAGAAAAAGGTACTACTGAACGAGATGGATAACCATTTACCATTTCTCTAATTTGTAAAGTAATTGGCACTTGTGCGTCATCTAAAGCAGGTTTAGATTGGAAGTACACATCTAAAGATGTTGCAAATACACCACCTGCGTCATCAACCATAAACGATTGAGCAACAGGATCAATCCATTGTATAACTTCTTGTGTTGTTCTTGTAGATGATCTTGTAATATTTTGAGTATCTGTAACTGTTTGTCTTACAGTTGTTGCCTCTCTTGTAGAAACAATTGTATTTTGTACAGTTTCAGTTGTTCCTCTTGCTTGATAATCTCCTTCAGCAGACGTTTCAACATCTGTTGTAGAGTTTGTTGATGAACTTGTTAATCTGAATACTCTTGTACCAACTCTCCATCTAGGATTTGAATTATTTGTTGCGTCAGGTATTGCAAAAGTTCCTGATACAGAACCATTAGCGTCTGTTACTAAATTTCCACCTAATGAACCACCTGATGGTGTTACATATGAAGTTACATCTATGTTATCAAAATAAGGATAAACTCTTGTATTTGGTTTTAATCTTTTAGCAGTAAAGTTAATTGTTCTACTTCTAATGAAAGGAATAAATGCAACGTTAACAACTTTATCTCCTAAAGATGTTCTTACGACTTGTGGAACAATTGCTGTTCTAATTCCTGTTCTTGTTTGTGAAACTTGTTGTTCAGTAGTTGTAGTTACATCTCTTGCTCTTACTGTCCAACCACCAGCACCTCTACCGTTTGCAGCTACATTATTTGTTCCAATATATTCACCACCGTTTGATACAGCAGTATCAACTGGTGTACCAGCCCAAAAATCTTGCCATTCATTCCATACAGTATCTATTTCAACACTATCTAAATTAGGATTACCTAAATTTTTAACTAATGTATCAAACGATCCTTCTTGGTTAATTAATAAATCTGGAACTCTATTTGTTTCTTTCCATTCATCACCTGGAGGATCAAGTGTTACTGTTCCTGTCCAAGTAAAGATATTAAATGGATTAACATTGACATACTTACTTGCATAAGGTTGATCTATCATTGTTGTTTCTGAATAAGGAAGAGTAATTAAATCTCCTGTTTTTGCGTAATTAGCAATTGTTCTATCGTTTGCAACAATAGCTGTTCCGTCATCATCTGCCTCAATTAATTGTACTGATTCAGAATTAAACATTGGTCTCATATAACCACCTGCCATATCCATAGATACTTTGTAATCTAAATTACCTACATCACCTATTCCGTGACCTGTAAAGTTATCTACAATAAATCCGTTTTTAAATCTGTCAAAACCTTCTGCGTCTTGTATTTGTAAACTTTGTGCGTTTGCCTCTAATAAAGAAAGTTGAGTATAGTATTCTACGTTTTCAATTCTTTTTTCTAATTTACCAATATCTCTCATTGTGTATCTTCTATTATCTACTTTTTTGATACCAATGTCATCTGTATTTAAAGTATATGGATTTAAAAACAATGTGTATAGGTGCATTGCATTATCTAATGATTTAGGAACTTGTGGTTTTAAAGCACTTGCACCTTGAATAACTTTAAAGTTACCCTCTTTATCTAAAAAGATTTTATCTATTCTTGGTAAATAATATTCAAAATCAGCAGTTACATCTGAATTAAATTTAATAACATCTACTGTTGAAGCACCTGTAGCTAATGCTGAAGTTGTTGTTTGCCATTTTCTATCTACATTTCCAGAATTAATTGTTGAAGCGTCTGCAACTCTTGGTCTAAAATCTAAACTATCTCTTAATTGATAAGTTATTCCAGTAGTATCGGAAGAATAACTTGGAATGTTTTCGTAATCTATAACACCTGTGTATGAGTCAACGTCAAAGTAATCACCAGAACCGTGTGAGAAATAATCAAAATTAATTAATAGTCTACCAGTAGGAGTTACTTGACCTGATTTTAATTTAATTCTTCCAACATCATAATAGTTATCTCTTTGACCATTATCTAATTCAAATCTACTTGTAATATCTGTATGTGAAGTAGTAGCATCCGTACTAAAATCTGGAGACATATAAACAGAATTTAATTGGTAAATATCTGCTTTTGCTAAATTAATAATTCCACTTTCAATAGTTGCTTGTGTAGATACTGCTAATGTAGTATTAGCATTTAAGGTTTTAGTTTTTGATCCTGCAAGTGATCTATCTACTGTTGCTAATACTTTTAATTTAGCGTCTGCATAAGCAGAACCAAAGTCTAAAGTAATTTGTTTTCCTGTAGGCGATCCACCTCTTGTAAAGATAGGGTTACCATCTCCGTTATTACCTGATAAACTTAATACGTTTCCTGCAATAGCCGAACCTGCACCAGCACTCATAACTGAAACTGAATAATCACCTTCATCTAAAGCTGGGAATGTTTCGTTAGTACCAGCAGTGATTGTTTCAGAACCACCTGATAGTGTAATAACAAATTGTCTTCTTACACTAAAGTTTGTATCTGTTAATCCAGAATTAGCAGTTGTTTTTAAAGTTTTAATTGTAGAATATGGTAATGCAAATATAGAAACATTTTTATTTGATCCTTGTAGTTTACCTCTATTTCTAAATGCAACTGTTTTAGTAGATACATCACTTCCACCAACAGCAGTTGATAATTGTAAATTTGTATTTGAAGAAATAGATTCTACAATTCTAGTAATTGAAGTACCTGCGTCTGTAGTAAATGTAATTGAGTCACCAACTTTTAATTCAGTTGTAAATAAAGTACCAAAACCTGTAACAGTAGTTCCACTATTTGCAACAGATAAAGAACCATATAAAGGATATCTTTCTCCGTAAGTTGAATCAGTAGCAACGTCAGCAGTATAAGTAGGACTTCCTGCCATACCAATTTGTTTTACACTTGGGAAGTCAAATGATCTTACACCTTTAAATCCATATCTTTCACTTTGAATAACAGCAGTATTAGAAGATGTTCCGCCTGTAATTGTTTCACCTTCTTGGAATGTTCCAACTACATCATTTAAAACTACAACACCGTGTGCAGCTGTAGGTGCTGAACTAAACGAAGTAACGTTAACTGAATTTTGTCCAGATGAATCATACAACTCAAATGTACTTGCAGTAGGATTTGCTACTGTATAAACTGTGCCTGTTGTGTATGTTGTTGAGTCAACATCAAAAGAACCACCTGTTAAGGTAATTTGCATACCTTCTTTAAATGAGTGATTTGAAAGTGTTACTACTCCTGGATTTGCAACAGAAATATCTGTAACAGCAGCAGATTTTATAGCAGAAATACTTTGTACATATCCATAAGCACCTGAAGTTCCGCCTGTTACTTTTTCACCAGTAGTAAATGTTTGACCAGTTAGAATATTCAAGTGTGTAAACATATGAATATCAAAAAGATAATGTCTAAAAGTAGAAGATGTTAAACCTGAACTTGAAAATATAAAGTTACTAGCACTACCATTTACATATTGAAATCCACGAGATTTTGCTCTACCAATTTGAGGTACTGTAACACCTGTAGTAGATTGTAATGTTCCACGAGAAGATGTTGCTGTATCAAATAAAGATATAGCTTTAAATGCTTCAGTTTCGTCTGAAATAAATCCTACGTCTGGAGAACCATAAACGTTATTTACATTTACATAATTCTCTACGTCAAATCTTGTATTAAAATTAGGTTGTGTATCGTAATCTCTTGCCTTATTTACATCTACAAATGTTGTTGCTAAAGTTTCTATTTCATATCCTTTAACATATGCTTTACCAGGAGATAATCCTGCCGCTAATTTTGTAGTGTCACCACCGTTTGCTGATGTATAAATTCCTCTATTATTACCTGAACTTAAATGTTCTCTAACATCTAAATCAAATTCTCTAACTGAATAATCACCAGACTCGTCAAATGTTCTACGAGCAAGTGTATCTTCTAATACAGCATATTCAGTTGAACGAACTTGGTTCTGTCTAATACCGTTTTGTAATCTTAATAATTCTACAAAGTTTGTATCTTCGGTACTTGCAATTGTCTTTTTAGTTAATGTTAAATCTATTTTAAATCTATGAGCACCAGGAGCGTTTGTATTTGAAACACCTTGTGCATTATCATTTAAAGAGTTATCTTGGTTAGGCGTAACAAAAGATTCAGTTACTAATAAACCAACTCTATAAGAAGGAGTATTTGTATATTTGTCTAATATTAAAGTTTGTTCATCTACATTTACAAAAAATCCATTGATGTAATATGTACCAGCAGCAATGTGAGCAGATGATCCTGTAGCAGTTGTATTTACAACAACTGTTGGTGCACCTGAACCGTCAGATGTTAAAGTTTCTCCGTCTGTAAATGCCGTTGAAGTATATGCCGTACCAGAGTTAGTATATTTTACATATAAAGTATCTGGATCAGTACCGTCTGTAGCAACTGCTTTTACACACAATGCAGTTAGTCCTGAAGAACCTCCAGTTAATACTGTTCCTACATAATCAGTAATTGAACTAGCAGATTTAGAAGTTAATTTTACAGCATAGTAATTTAAATCATAACTGATTTCACCAGGTATAATCATTGCTCCTTTTTCAAAGAGATGATCTCCTACTCTCTCAATTTGATTTTGTAGAATTGTTTGTGATTGTGTTAACTCTCTTGCCTGAACAGCAAAAGCTGGTCTAAACAATATTCTATGAAACTTCTTACTTTCGTTGAAGTCATCATAGTATGGCGAGAGGTTAAAGTCAGTTGGACTTGGCATTTATCTCCCTTTTAAAATTCAATGACCAGTTTAATATTTTCCGTCTGATCGGTTGCTCTTTGTATTGGTGTTCTATTTTCAACATATAATATATCTGCACTATCGTGGTCAATTTCAGGATCAGAATATCCAGAAATAAATGAAACATTGTTTACAGTAGAAGTAACAGATGTGTCAGGTGTTCCTGTTGCACTTGAACCTTGTCCTGTAATTACGTTTGCACCAGAAAATGCAGTTAAGTTACCATTACTATCAATACCAGCATCATTGTGTCTTGTTTGAATGTAATATAAAATATTATTTACAGAATCCCACTCAACAACTTTACCAACAGCGCCTGTAGTTGCCTGATTAATTTCTTCATCAACTTGGAATGTACCAGGTGTTGGTGAAGAAGCAATTTTAATTGACTTAGTTAATCTTGCAGTATTTGAAGTTACAGCAACAGCAGATTTAGTAGGATCTCTTAATAAAGCAATTTTTCTAAAATCGTTAACAGCAGAAAAGTCTCCTGTGTTTGCAGATTCAGTTCCTTCAAGTGAAGTATTTAACATCACAA